ACTTTGCACAGAACTTTGTAGGCAGCACAGGTATTTATAACCTACTACTAGGTGCAGTAGATACCACAGGCCGCCCAATTTTCAACGCTTACCAGCCAAACGCGGCAGCACTTGCTAACGCAGCTGGTCAGGTAGCTAATAACTCTGTACGCGGTAACGTATTAGGTCTAGATCTTTATGTAGATAGATTTATGACCGCTGGAGTTGCTGATAACTCTGCGTTTATTCTTGCGCCAGAGGCATTTACTGTTTATGAAAGCCCACAGGCTTATATGAGCGTAAACGTAGTATCAAATCTACAGGTACAAGTAGCTATCTATGGCTTTATGGCAACTATTGCAAAAATCCCATACGGTATCTGCCGCCTAAATATCAGCTAATAAATAACTAATAGTCTGGTAGGGCCTTAGCCCTTTGGCTCTACCAGACCTACAAAGAAAGGTACAAATATGCCGGCTACTTATGTAACAGCTGCAACACTCAAAGCATCATTAGGCGTAGGCACTTTGTACGATAGCTACACCTGGATAGAGGACACTTGCCAAGCGGCACAGGATTTAATAAACGGTTTTTTATGGTTTGACTCTGCACCTGTAGTTGGGACAGCGTTAGTAAGTAACGTAGCTACGGTGATGATAGCCAACCCCGGCCTATTTACTACTGGCCAAACCGTCACAGTAGCCGGGGCTGGCACTACTTTTAACGGCAGCTACACAATTACTAGCACCCTGCCTTTTAGTTCTGGTAGCACTAGCTTATTACCAGCATTTAATTTACAGCTTAATTATTACCAATACCCACAGGGTTACAGCTTTATACAATATGCAAAAACGGCAGCTGACCAAAACTTTAGGCGCGTAGTACCTAGCGGCACTATGACGGGTGAGGATACAAAGACCGCAAGCTACGCTAATACACCTGCTATAAACGCTGCTGCTTTGATGATAGCTGAGAATATTTGGACAAGCCGATTTAGCACACAGGCAGGCGGGGTAAGCGTAGATGGTTTTAGCCCTAGCCCATTTAAGATGAGTAATACCCTTATGGCATCTGTACGCGGCCTGCTAGCGCCGTATCTTAACCCTAGCGCTATGGTCGGATAATGCCAGCCGCGATAACTACGCTTAGATCTACTATAGCTGCTGCACTAGCTAATAATGCGGTTTGGTCTACCTTTAGCTTTCCACCTAGCACAATAGTAGCTAACAGCGTAGTAGTAGCCCCGGCAGACCCTTACCTAACGCCTAGCAATAATTCTTACGCAAGTATCGCGCCGCTAGCTAATTTTAAGATTATTATGACCGTGCCTATGTTTTCTAATGAAGGCAACCTACAAGGCATAGAGGATACGATAGTAGCCGTGTTTAATAAATTGGCTGCTAGCAGTATTGTATTTAACGTTACCGCTGTAACTGCACCTAGCGTTTTAACGCTGCCAAGCGGTGACTTGCTTACAAGTGATTTACAAATATCCGTACTAACGAGCTGGAGCTAAAATGGCACTAACAGATGAGGATAAAGCGTTTCTAATCAAGATAGGCCAAGAACTGCCTAAAGAGGTTAAAGAAACAAAGCAAAAAGCAGTAAAAGACACAGAAACACCGACAACAGAAAACGAGGCATAACTAATGGCAATTTTTTTAAGCAACGGCGTAGTAGTAACGCTTAACAGCGTAGCCCTATCAGACCACGTTACTAGCGCAACTATTAACCGTAGTTTTGATGAACTTGAAGTTACAGCTATGGGCGATACCGCACATAAGTTTGTAAAAGGTTTAGAGGCCAGCACTATCACAATTGATTTTCTAAACGATACGGCAACATCAAACGTACTTGCAACCTTGCAAGCCGCGTGGGGTACTACTGTACCGCTAACATTAAAACAAACTAGCGCGGTAATATCTGCAACTAACCCAGAATATCAAACCACAGTATTAGTTAATAACACTACAGACATAAACGGCGCTGTTGGCGATATTTCTACACAGAGCATTACATTTACTTGTAACTCACCTATCGTAGTAGACACCACACCATAACTAAAACAAAGGGGCAACAATGGCACAGCTTAAAATAACAAGGGCAGACGGCAGCGTAACCGAGCATAAGATTACGCCCCGTATTGAGTATGCCTTTGAGCAGTATGCTAAAAAAGGTTTTCACAAAGCCTTTAGAGATGATGAGAAACAAAGTGATGTTTACTGGCTAGCCTGGGAGTGCTTACGCGCAAGCGGCGAAGTAGTAAAACCATTTGGGGCAGATTTTCTAGAAACCTTAGCTAAAGTTGAGGTTACAGACGATAACCCTTTGGAGTAGTGGGGCGCGGTAGTTTTGGCTATTTAATCGCACAAATTGCGGTAGAAACAGGCATAGCGCCCCAGTACTTGCTAGATCTAGATGATGTAATGTTTAGTAATATCCTAAAGGTATTAACTGATAGGGCTAAGGAGATGCAGGATGCCAACCGAGGTAAGAGGCGCCGTTGAAGCCCGCAAGGCTTTACGCAAGTATGCCCCGGATTTAGGCAAGGCAATACAAAAAGAGCTATCAGACCTGTTAAAGCCTGTTACTAACAAAGCTAGGGGCTTTATACCTGCCGCTATACCAGAGCTAAGCAACTGGTCTAACCCAGTATCTAGCGCAGAAACAATAAATTACAGGGCATTTCCAAGATTTGATGCAGGCGAAGCGAGGCGCGGTATAGGTTTTAGAACAGCGCCAAGCAAGCCCAATAGAAACGGATTTAGAGCGCTAGCGCGTATAGTCAATGCCAGCGCTGCCGGTGCTATTTATGAAACTAGCGGGCGGCTAAACCCATCTGGCAGACCGCAAGGGCCTTTAGTAGATCGCTATGTAAATGGCGTTTATGATAAAACTACTGCAACTGGTAAGCAATACTCAAAGAGCCTAAACCCTAATGCTGGTAAACAATTTATAGATGCGCTAAATGGCACAGGTTCAATAGTAGATGCTAATAATCAAACAGGGGCAGGGCGTAGGTCGCGCAAAATGAGAGGCCGTGCTATTTACAGAGCTTGGGCTGAGGATGGCGGCAAAACTAATGCAGCTGTGTTAAAGGCGCTAGAGGTAACAAAACAGATATTTGATAGGTCTATGAAAGCGGTAAAATAATGGCTGTAGATCCGCAAGTAGTAGTAAATATAGCCTCTGAGTTCACAGGCAAAAAAGCGTTTAAGGAAGCCGAAACTGCTACTACAAAACTAAGTAAAGGCGTAAAAACTTTAGCTAAAAGTCTAGGTTTGGCATTTAGCGTAGGCGCTGTAGTTAGATTTGGTAAGCAAAGTGTAAAGGCATTTAGCGATAGTCAAAAAGAAGCTAAACTACTAGCAACACAACTAAACGCAGTTAATCTAGGTTTTGCATCACCATTTATAGGGCAATTTATAGACAAGCTAGCCTTAGCTACTGGCAAGGCAGGCGGCGATTTAACTAACGCCTTTGTATCATTATCACAAGCCACAGGTGATGCCAGTACAGCGCAAGCATTATTGCAGACCGCGCTAGATGTAAGTCTAGGCACAGGCAAAGATTTACAGACGGTAAGTAATGCGCTAGCACGGGCGTACAAAGGCGAAACTACAGCGCTAGCAAAACTACGCATAGGCTTTACTACAGCTGAGTTAAAAGGTAAAAAGTTTGATGAGATACTAAAGACTCTAAACAATAATTTTAAGGGTGCAGCCGCTAACGCAGTAGACACATACGCAGGCAAGATGGCTAGGTTATCTGAGGCTGTAGATATGGCTAAAGAAAAGCTAGGAGAAGGTTTAGTAAGCGGTCTTGATGATGCCAGCATAAGCATAGATGATTTACAAGTAAAAATTATCAATTTAGGAGAAGCGCTAGGCAAGACAGCGGCAGGATCTGTAAGTTTTGCAGATAAAGTCATTAGCCAATTTCAACGCATACAAGATAGCAGCGCTGCTCAGGGTTTATTAAATATCTTTGAGGCATTAGTTAGAGGCGTAGGTTTTATAGTTACCGGCGAGCTTGTGCCTACAATGGATCAAGCAAGCGCTAGGCTAGCAGGTAAAGAAGCATTAAAAGAGCAAGAAAGAGGCAGAGCCCGGCTTAGGGCTGCAAAGGCTCTAGGCAAAGCAGAAAAAGATAACGCGGCTAATAAATTAAAAAATGAAAAAAAGATAACAGATGAGAAGGCAATACAAGCCAAGTTAGACAAAGCCGCCCTCGCACTTGGCAAAGGTACAGATGTATTTGACTTGGACAAGATACAGGTTGCAGCGGCTATATTGGCTAAGCAACAGGAGATAGACAAACTAGGCACGGCAGCTACGGAGCAACAAAAACTAGCGCTAGCAAATGATGCACAACGCTTAACAGTTAAACAGTTAATGCTAGATCTTGAGGATGCTATAGCCGATAAAGATGCAGACAGGGCTACAAGCCTAGCTAATCAGCTAAACAAAGAGCTAAGCATATTAGCTACTATGCAAAATCAAACTATAAAATTAAGTACTATAGAAAACATACTAAACAGGTTTAAGCCTAAAGACCTAATAAACCTAGATAACCTAGATGCAGCTATACGTAAATTAAATGAAATTATGGGCTCTAAGTTTGATTTTCTTAGCCCTATTATGCCTAGCCAAGATAGGACAGGTATAAACGATTTAGCGCCCGATATAACTAGCCGCTATGTAGCAGGTGACCCAGAGGCTATAAGAGCTGTAGAGGCACACGCAGATGCTATAAGTATGCTGGCAGAGTCAGAGCTAGCGCTGGCAGATGCGTTATTTGCAGAAAGCATACGCGCGCTGGATATAGCTACAGCTAGCGTAAGCTCTAGTGGGTTGCCTAGTTTTGGCGGCTTTGACCCAGGGCGCTTTAGGATGGGCGATAATATAACTGTAAATGTAAATGCAGG